AAGACAGCCTTTTCATATATATATGAAGTCGCAGCAGAAAGAAACCTACTCCCTAAGTATATTGAAGATGATTATCTGTTTGAGATATACCAAAACCAGGTAAGCATTAACAACAAGTTTATAGAGTTCGGACACGAAAATGAAGATTTTGCCGCCGAACGTTACCAGCTTGTCACAGGATGCGAACTTGAGGAGTGCGAAAGTATACAGCACCCTACAATACCTTACTTCTCCGCTTCTCCCGACCGTATAGCAATTAAAGACGGCTTAAGAAAGGTGGTGGAAATAAAATGCCCAACTCCTAAAAAGTTCATGGAGTATATGAATGAGGTTAAGGATAACGATACGCTTAAATCAGTAAATCCTCTATACTTCTACCAAGTACAAGCGGAGATGTCCTGTACAGGATTGGGCAAAGCTGATTTTGTCGTTTTCTGCCCTTTCCTGAAACATAACATTCACATTGTAGAGATAACAAGGGACGATGCCGTAATCGCTGAATTTGAGAGACGGATAACCGAAGCAAACAAAATCATTAATCAAATACTGAATAGAAAATGAATTTAACCGGAAGCGTAAATTTGCTAAAGCTCGAAAAAGCAGGCATAGCAACAATCAAGAATAAGAAATGCGTTGTCATTCCGATAGAAGAAAACGACCTTTATGTAAGTATGGACGAGAACCTGAAAGCAAAAGCCGTCTATCTTAACGTTAATATTAATGAGCGTAGAGAGCCGAGCCAATACGGCAATACCCATTACTGCAAACAATACTTATCAAAGCAGTATAAGGATGCGAACAAGGCAGAAGCAGAAGCCAAGTCAAAGGTTTACCTGGGAGACTTCAAGCCTTATGAATTTGAGGGTTCCGGGAATGCTGCGGCTACGGTGGATGCACCATCCCTACAGACCGACGGGGAAGACGACCTCCCGTTCTGATGTGTAACCTATAAACATATAATATCATGCTGTACGAATTTAAGCTAAAAGTAAACAAGGTTAACGAGAAAGGCGATGAAAAGGAAGTCACCGAACATTACATAACCGATGATGAACTTTTCGGTCATGTGGAATTGAAAGGCAATGAGCTATACAACGGTGAGTGTGATGTTTTCGCAATCAGCCGGAGTAAGATACGTGAGATTGTCAATGAGAAGCAGGAAGATGAGTTCTTTTATAAGGTCACTCTTGTTGAGATTTTCGTAGACGAAAACGGGAAAGAAAAAGAGAACAAATATTATGTTCTAATAGCCGCAAAAGACATGGACGATGCCAACAGAAAGGCGGCGGAATACATGAAACAGGGGCTTCAAGACATGAAGCTGGACGCTATTGCAAAGACAAAGATTTTAGACTTGATATAATTAACCGAAAGCCCTCTGCTCACACAGAAGTCCCGTGAAAGGTTCGGGTTAAGTGATTTAATTTCAGCTAACAGTTAACTATCCCGGTGTGGCTTGACCGCCTATCCGGGAACTATTTGTTAACCTGCCTGTCCGGTCTGTGAAGATTGGGCGGGCAAAAATGGTGGTATGGCGGAACAACGAGAGACGCTAAAGTGAAGCTCTTATAGATAGGTTGGTAAGTCAATGTGTTACGGTTAGCCGTAAAAAAAAATCAAACCACTGAGTTAATAACGGGTAATGCCGAATAGACCGCAATGTCAATGAATAAACTACTTGGTGAAAGTCCAAGAAAAACTCCTATCATGCAGGTGCAAGTCCTGCTACCACCTCATAAATGTGAGCCACACGTAAATGGCATGGGTTAGTAATAATGGTTGTGCCCTGGAGAATACGCTTCGGGGCTTTAATAAAAAACATCATGGAAACAAAAGAAATTACCAAGACTATTTACACTGCAAATGACGGGAAAGAGTTCTTAACGAAAGAAGATTGCGAAAAGCATGAAAGGTTTGTTGAAGAAATACTTTCACGTATTAAGTATTTCTGTATCAGATGTAATCCTGACTTAACAGAAACAGGAAATTTCTCTCATAAAATATATGTGGCTGTGTTTTCTAAACATTACCTATATAAAGATATTGCATTTCAATGGGCTTTAAAGAAGTTTGGTACTTACTTAGGGGAAAGCGTAATGGGATATGGCTTCCAACCCCATTTTAATGTAAGTGAAGTTTCTAAAGAAGAATACGAAAACTGCCCACCTACTGAATGGGGAGGCTCGAAATTAGAAAGTGAGAAAATATTCCTTAGTCCCAAATCAGTAGAGGGATTTCCTGAAAACATTGACTACATGGAAGAATGGGGATTCAAATAAAAACTTGAATGAAACTTACAATAACCAAATCCGAAGGTGCAATCATTCAGAGCTTATCGCAGACCGAAAGTCAGACATTCATAATATTGGAGGTGACAGCAAGCAGGCAGAGCGTCTAAGTAAGCTGAACAAGAAGATTGCAAGGCAGATAAAGAAACAATACAAGACATGAGTCCTTACGTAATAACTTCTGCGGTTCTTATTACTTATGACGGAAAGAAGATACCGTTGGAAAACATAGAGAGTGAAATAATGACCCGACCTATCCAGTTGACTAAGGAGAGGATACTCGATGCTTTCTCCACGATGAAGGACAAGCCGGTGAATGTTGAACTTAAAATAAAGCATATATGATATGGAATATAAAGCTGCCATAAAAGGTAACGCCCCATCAAAGGCTAATTGCTACAAGATAGTAACCATTAACGGACACAGATGTTTGGCTAAGACTCCTGCATTAAAAAAATATGAGGAATCTTTTATTTGGCAGGCTGGAAAGTTGAGGGATTTGAATATAAACGAGCCGTTTGAGTTCCACATTGACGTGTATTATCCGAGCAAACGTAGTGATTTGGATAATGTATTGAAACTGCAACTTGACGTGTTACAGCGTATAAAGTGTATAAAGAACGATAATAACTGTTGCCTTATCCATGCACGCAAATTCGTTGATAAGGACAATCCTCGTGTCGAGATTGTGATTAAGACTTTGGATTAAAAAAATATAGTTTTCTTTTGGCATTTTGGTTTGAGTGTGTATCTTTGCGGTGTTTTCCCGCCAAGAAAACATCTTTATTAGCTTAGATATATGGATTTTTTATATCCATTCGACAGATTATATCTATAAATATAGGCTGTTCGTATTCCCTTGTGAACTATGTATCTTTGCTGATAGTAGTGTTTCTTGGCGGAAAACAGGGAAGCGGACAGCTTTCTTTTTATACATAACTCAAATTCTAATCACAATGCCAAGAAACTTAGAATTGGAGAATGGGAGAATAATATGTACCCCACAATCTACGTTAGTTGCTAACGAGAAAGCAACAACTCTATCCTTATCTTCTTCAACCGAAGAAATCAAACGCTATTTCAAAGCTATTTTAGAACTTTCAAAACTGAATGTTCCCTACCCTGTTAACCTTGATAGTTGCTGGATGCTTGCCTATTCAAGAAAAGATAATGCGACTAAAGAATTAACTAAAAACTTCATCCAAGACGTTGATTATCAAGTTTTGCGCCAAAAAGCGGAAAACCCAAAAGGCGGCAGACCAACAATAGAATACCACCTCTCCGTCTCCTGCTTAGAATACTTCATTGCCCGCAAAGTTCGCCCCGTATTTGACGTGTACCGTGAAGTCTTTCACAAGGTGAACGAGATTGCGCCAAAGGTTGTAAAATCAAGCGCAGCCGACAAGCGGAAAATCGCAAAGCTCGAAAAGGAACTGGAGTTTACGAAACAACTTCTCGAATGGACAAGATGGAGCGAACGCAGGGAGATTGAATTAAAATGCTCGTGCTTCTCTTTCCTCGTAAAGACGAAGCAGTACGATAAGTGGGCGGAATACAGAAGAACGGGGATAGTCAAGAAGTAACAACCATGATTGAAATACTTATCGTGTTTGGTAGTCTTTTATCGGGCTACCTCACTTTCCGAAAAAAGGGAGAGAAACTT